ATCAAAGATTTGGACAAAGGGGCAACTACGCGCCGATGTTTTTGCGGAACTGTCTTAACGCATCCACCCCGCCCACGCGGTACATATTGGTAAAGGCGTTGTAGTACAGGCTCTCGCGCCCATCAATCACCATGCAAATTTCATGCGCCTGAAAGGTGGTGGGATGCTCGGATTTTTCCTTGGGCTTAAACGTGCCGATGGCGTTTTTGCTGAACATCACGGTGGTGGTTACCACCACCGGCACTTCGGTTTTGAGACCCTGCGCGTTAAAGGTTTGCAGGTTGCCGCGCACCATCAGCGTGGCGGCTTTAAACGGGTGGTAGGCTTTTTCGGCAACAGCGGGATAGATGCTGTTCCAAGTAATCTCGCCTTCCAAGGCTTCCACGCCGCTGGGCAGCTTGATGGTGCCGATCATGCCCAAGCCTTTGTGCTCGTCTTGGCTGATTTCTATCTCGGGCATTTTAAACTCGGCAGCCTGCCCCATCAGGTTGTTGCCGTTGAGATAGACATTGGCGTTGTAGATGACGTTGATTTCGCTCATGTTGATTTCCTTTTAGTGATTGGCGGATTAGCTGCTGGACACCAAGTTCGCCAAGTATTTGCGCGTCATCACGCTGGTATTGGTGGCGCGCTCCATCGGCAGCTTGGGCGTGTATTCGTACACAATCGGCACTTGCCCTTTGGAGAACGCGTCCACAAGGTCATAGTCGTAATCCAAGTTTACGGTAAAGCCAACAATGGATTGCAGCGTGCCAAAATAGGTGCGGTAGCCCGCCAACAGCGTATCCAGCAGGGCTTCGTCTATCGGCAAGTCCATGTATTGCAGGTCGAAGCGGCGCAGGCTCTCGTCGATCACATCGCCTGTGCGCTGCGCGGTTTCAAAGTTTTTGATGTGCGACACGGTCGGGAAGCACGCCAAGCGGTTGCCCCACAGGCGGTAGCCCGTGCCGTAGCTGTTGAACACGGTGGTGATGCCTTTTTCATTCAGGCGGTTGGTTTCCGATTGCGGGTCGTCCACGCGAGCGGTCAAGCCGATTTCCAAGCCTGTTACGCCTGAAAGCTCGCGGTTGGAAATACTGAACCAGTAGCCGTGTTCTACATCGGTTTTCATGCGCAGCCCTGCGGCATGGGTGGCAAGGCTCTCCACGCCCAGCAGCCCGACCACGTGCGGAAAGAACAACTGCACGCGGTCGCTGGATGTGTTGAAGTTGATGCTGCCCAAGTTGCCGCGCCCTGTAATCGCTTGACTGAGTGTGGTGCCGCGCGGCGCGTCTAGGTAGGCGATGGCGTTTAGGTTGTCCGCCAGCGTGATGAGCGCGGCAGCGCAGGTGGCGGTGTGGTCAAACTCGGGCGCGATGATGATTTTGGCATCTGCGCCAAAGCGGTTAAAGCCTTCTTTCACCAGCTCCATGCCCGTGCGCTTGCCCGTTGCCGCCACATAGCCGCCGATGATGTCGGCTTCGGTTACTTTGGCAGGGTCGGTGTAGCTGTAATCGGCGGTGGGCGTGGTGGGCAGGGTTTTGAATTGGATTTCGCCAGTAATCAAATCGTTTACCACATAATCGCGCCCTTCCACCAACGCGCCGCCGTTGCCGTTGAGCGTGTAGCTGCCCGCTTGGATTGCGCCGTGCGCGGTGCGGGCGATTAGGGTGTCGGGGTCTATGGTTAGGGCTTCGCCCGCCACGCTGGATTTGTGTTTGGCAGGGTCGCACACGTTGACCACATAGGCGATGCCCGATTGGTAGCGCGTCCAAATATGGGCGGCATCGGGGATGGTAAAGCCCCTGCCTGTAAGCGTGCCAAACTTGGCAAAGTCTTTGGCGGTTTGGCACAGGGTCAGTTCGTTGACCGCACCCGTGGGAGCGGTGCCGATGATGGCGGTAATCGCGCCGTCAACGGTGTAAACGGGGGATGAGCCGCCGTCAATGCGGATGGTTTCTGAACCGTGGTGGAATGCTGCTGCCATGTGGTGTCTCCTATGGCTGTTTGGGTTTTAACTGGGGGTCAAGCGGCGCGCCGCGCTGGCGGTGCAGCGTGCGCACAAGGGTGGTCAGGTTTTCAGGCTGCCTGTGCTCTACCTGCTGGGTTTCGGTCTGCACCGTGAGCGCGTATTGCCATGCGCCTGCGGTCTCGCTTAAAAACTGCTCGCGGATTAAATGGCAGGGCAGGCAGTTGGGCGGAGCAAAGCCGACCACGGCAAGGCGCACCGCATCCAAAATCGCCAACGCGCCGCTTTCGCCGTGCAGGCTTGCGCCAATCACGGTTAATTGCAGCGTGATGTCGCGCTGCTGGGCGATATGCCCCAAGCCTTCAATCCGCGTGAACTGGCTGCTCTGATACGCCACCAGCACCGCGCCTGTGGGGTGGATAAACTGGTAATCCTCGGGGCGTTCGGGGAACTCGTCCACCTGCACCCACGGAATCGCCTGCTGCACATGGTCGCGCAGCGCGTCAATAATCGGCTGGGTGGCAGACATCAGTAGCCGCTCCAATCGTGCTTTGCCGCCGCGCGGACGTGATACGCGCCGCGCTCGGGCTGGCGGGGTTTGTTGTCGGTATCTATGCCGATGTGGATTTTGCCGTCGCGGATTTGTTCCAGCGTTTTGAGCGTAGCCTGATACGCGGTTTCCAGCGTTTTGGGGAAATCGGCGCGGTTAATCCGCCGCGAATGCAAAAAGTGGCGCGCGATGTTGATGCACAAGGGTGGCAGAATGGTCGGCACGCTCGCCAGCGGCAGCGGATAACGCCCGCTCAAATAGCCGTCCACCAAATCGCAGGCGTAGCCAATCGCTGTTTGCACGATTTCCGCATTCGGCTCGGTGGCGCGTGGCTCATCGTTGGTGAGCTGCACCAGCTCGGTTTTGCTCATGGCGCGGGCTAAATCATCGGCGTTGATATACATGGCGCGTTACTCGGCTTTGTCGCCCTTGCCGCGCTTGGGTTTCTCGGTCGGCTCGGTGGCGGTTTCAGGCTGCGTGGCAAGCGGCTCGCTGTCTGCGGGTTCGCTTGCCGTTTGTGCGGTTTCAGGCTGCCCTGTTGGCGTGATTTCCGTTTCAGGCTGCCCTGTTGTTTCGGGCGTGCCAGCAGGCGTAACGTGCGCTGCGACTTGCGCGTATTGCTCGTCTGTCAATTCCACCACTTCTCCGCGCTCCACGCGGTAATCCGTGCCGTCATCGGCAGTCAAAATCAGCGGGGTGTTGGCAAGATAAAATTTCGTCATGGCTTAACCTTTCAACAATACGGCAATCACATCGCCCGCCGCAGCGGCAGCAGTTACGGCATAGCCTGCGGCTTGGGTCTCGCCTGCCACCGCGCAGCCGTTGGCATCGGACGCGACTTTCGCGCCTGCGGCAACCGCGCCGCCTGCTTCCACCAGCGCAATGCCGATGCACTCCACCGCCATTGTGTCGCCCGCTTCGGCATCGCGCGGCGATACACCCAGCACAGGCGCTGCGGCTTTGGCTTGCTTGCCGTCAAAGCCGATAAAGCGGTTGGCAACAATCGGCGCAGCGGCTTGGGCAGTGGTTACCAGTACGATTTTTTTAGTTGGGGTCATGAGTGGGTCTCACTTTCTGCAAATAGGGTTTTCAAATGGTAGCCTTGCAACTGCCACAGCTTTGCAAACGCATCTTTGTAGGCTTCATCGCGCCCGATGGTCTCGTCAAAATCGGCGGGGTTCAGGCAGCCTGAAACGCCGATGACCACAAAGCCATTGTGCAAAATCAACGCACACACGGTGGCGGTTTCGCCAAAGCGCTGATACTCCGCGCGGTCAATCAAAGCGGCTAATTGATAGCCTTCCAGCTTTTCCATTGCTTCTCCTTTTCAGGCTGCCTATGCGTTCAGGCAGCCTGAAAATCAATTAAACAGCCTTGTCAAACAAGAACCCACACGCGCCGCCGACTGCGGCAACTTTGCGGATGTCGGTATAGCGGGCGTATTCCGTTTTGCCGCCGTTTTGCTCAAAGCGGTCAACCACGGGCATACCCTTGCGGCGGAAGGTGTAGCCAAAGGCAGGCTCTCCTTCGTCGTTGCCCGAGCTGTGCACGGTTGGGCGCACAATCAGCGCGGCAAACGCGCCCCACACATCGTTGGTTTGCTTGTTTGGCGCGGCAGCAGAAACCGCGTTGCCAATCACCACTTCATCTACTTCAAATAAGATTTTCAGCAGGTCATGGGTGATGAGCTTGCGCTCGCCACTGCCCAGCATCGCTTGCAGCACGGGGTGATATGACAGCGCGTGCGCTACTTTCGCGCCCAGCACCAACACATTCGGCTTTACGCCACAAGCGGCGCGGACGGTTTCTTTCGCATCTGCCACGTCTTTCACAGGGTTGGCGTTGGCATCGCTCCATTGGGTTGCGGCGGACAAATCCTTGTAATGCCCGCTTTCATAAGATTGCTTGGCTTGCAGCAACGCCGCCGCTTCCAATTCCTGCCGCAGCTGCACGCCCAGCACCGCGCGGCGCGTGGCTTTGGCGCGCTCGTCAAACAGGCTTTCGGCTGCTTCGCGGTAATCCACGCCGGCCATCAAATCATGCTCTTCCAGCACAATCGGCAAATAATGCGGCGTGTCCAGCGTAATCACATTGCTGGCTGCGCCCACCGCGCGTTCGGTGGCGTGCTCCACAAACGAGCCTTTGCCAAACTTAGGCACTTTCACGCCTTCTTTATCGGTAAACACCACAGGGAACAGCTTTTCGCAGATAAACTCGGCTTGCTTGTAGCCCAGCGCAAGGTTGGTTAAGACGGGGTCAATCTGCCCGCGCAGGTTGCGTAAATGTGTAGTCATAGGGGCTTCCTTTTAAGCGTTGATGGTGCGGCGTGCCGCTTCTTCGTAGGAGATGTTTTCTTGCTTTGCCAACGCTAGGGCGCGCTGGTGATGGCTTTGCGCGTCGGGGTCGGCGTATTCGCCAAAGTCGCTGCTGCCGATTGTTTTCGGGCTGCCTACGCGTTCGGTGGTAGCAATTTCGCCTGCTGCCACAATCGGCGCGCCGCCGCGCAAAAAGTCTTTGAGCGCGTCCGACAGCTTTTTGCCCTCGCCAAAATCGGCGGGCGCAGTGTCGGGATAATCGGCACAATCCAGCACGGCAACGATTAAATCTTTATCGGCAGGTTTCAGGCTGCCTGCTTTAACCAAGCCTTCGGCAAAATCGGCGTTTTGCTGGTGCACAGCATCGCGCAGGGCTTGCTCTTGCTCGGCTTGCAGTTTCGCCAACTCTTCGCGGGCTTGCTTGGCGTCGGCTTCGGCTTTTTCCCGCGCGGCGCGCTCGGCTTCCAGTTGTTGTTCAGGGGTCATAGTGTCGTCCTTTGCAGGGGGTTCGGAAAAATTAGGCTCGGCTTCAGGCTCGGGCACAGGCGGCGCAACGGCTTCAATCTGCCAGTCGGGCAGCACGCGGTCGGCGGCTTCGATGCCGTCTTTGCCAATCAGCCACTCGCGCAAATTGCGCAGCATCCGCGCCAGCAGCCAGTCGCTCTCGCCAAAAGAAACCACGCCGTCTTCATCGTCGGCAAAGTTAATCGCCGCCAATCCTTTAACCGCAGGCGGATGAGCGCCCAAAAAGCCGACGTGGCGTAGATACCAGTTTTCAGGCTGCGGGTTGCTCGGGTGGTTCGGCGGATAGAAGCTGGCGGAAACTTTTTTGTACCTCCCCTTGCGCACCAGCTCGGCAAAATCGTCGTCCACCTGCGCAAAGTCGGCATACAGCGTGCCGTTTTCGGCTTTCAGGCTGCCTACCCAGCCATAGGCGGGAGCGTTGGTGCTGGGGTGTCCCACTACAATCGGGGCTTCGTGCTGGTCGGGGGAATAGTGGCTGGCAATCGCGGCAACCTGCTCGGGGGTAATCGTAATGGTGCGCCCGCTGTTGTCCGTGCGAGTGCCAGCGCGAAAGATTTCATGGCGCATGGCTCGGTCTCATAGATTGGTTGCAGCGGATTATGCGGATAGGCAGCCTGAAATTCTTTTAACGTGCATTAAAAAAAGCAGCCTGAAATGGCTGCTGGCAAAAATCGCGCTCCGTTGCGTTTTAAGCGCGTTTGAAGCGCGGGATAGGCAAACGC